TGGCACTTCAACCGACTCATGCACAGGTGTCTGGAAACGGGTGGAGATGGTCTCGTATGACCAAGCCACACCATCAGGGGTCATGCCAAGGTCAATCGAGGTGAGCCATTTGGCGACAGCGTTGATGTGTTCGTCCTTCTCTTCGTCTGTCACCTTCTGTTCGTAGATGTAGAAACTCATGGTCGAGTCGAACACGCCCCAGGTGATGAGGTCGACATCAGCGCAGATGGCTTGCTGGATGCCTTGGATGCGCCAGTAGTCGGGTAGTTCGCTCTGCCATTCGCGGCTCATCGTTTTGATTTCCAACACCTTGCGGTCATCACCGTTCTCGTAGAAGCCATCCAGGGTGGCAATCATGCGGGCACCGCTGTCGGTGTCTGCCGCAAACATTTCCTCGGGTGTCTCAAACGGGATGCCTGTGCGGTCGATAGCCCACTTGATGCACAACGGTTCGAGGTCGTTGCCTCGGGTCATCGCCCACGTTGGAGCGATAGGAGCAGGGGGTGTATCTCCTAGAAGTTCCGCGGCGAACCTGTCCTGTGGCACGAACGGGTGCAGTCCGTAGATTGCCGCCGCTGGTGACGCTGATACGCGCTTGCGTTTCTTCTCATCCCAGAAGCGGACGGACAACCATTCTTGTTCTCCGTGCGTGGGCTTGCTGATTCTGTAACGGGTGATGTTCATTGACCCCTTCCTTTCCTTCGCAGGTCAGGTTACAGGTCGTCATACCGTATGTCAAGGACCTCTTTAGGAAATTATTTGGATGTCCCTCACCATCGCCACTGGAATGTGCGTACCGTGGATTCCCTCGCCATCGCACAGGGATTGCCACACCGAGACGTGCCCTTGCTTCGAGCCAGGTTCACCGATGGGGACAAGGAACCCTGCGGTCTCCACGATGCACTCACCCGTGTCGTCGTACTCATCTAGGTCGAGCCAGCCGCCTTCGCTCATGTGCGTATCCGCCCAGCGCACTATGACGAATGAGCGGTTGCTAATCCTGTTCTTGAGTGCCGATGTCCCTACATGAACCACAGTATTTTCCTTCCGAAATAGGCCATGTTTCACCGCACGTCGGGCAGGTCAACCATTCGTGGGCGGACACGGGAACCAATCCTACTAGGCGACCCGCTGTTCCGCCTGCCTGCGGACGGTGTCGAGGATGAGGCGGTCCAAGTCCTGTAAGGCTCGGAAGAACTCGTCTTCTTCTGTGTGCCCTGCGACCCTTGCTCGAACCAGAAACTTGCGGATTGTGTAGAGAGATTCCCGTGTCATAGGACAGGGAAAGATAGCAACTTATCTAAGCGTCTTGCGAATCCCGATGGTGCTCTTCGATGTGCTCGGCAAGTTTGTCTGCCACCTTGTCCACCTTGTCTTCGGTGCGTTGCATCCCGCGGTACATCATGCGAAGAATCCCCTGCACTACCTCATGGTCACGCTTGTTTTCTTTGCGTGCCCTTTGCAGGAGGACAACCATCACGGCACCGACAGCAGAAATTGCCGCCGCAAAGACGGTTGCCCAACCCGAATCCATGTTACGCCTCGGTAACTTTGGACTCTTTCCAGAGTTTGACACGCTCTGGAGTGTTGTCTCCCGCGGTGTAACGCAGATGCCACGGCTCAGACTGAAGTTCCCAAGAGAACCCAAAGTCAAGCGCGTTCTTCAACAGCCAATCGAGACGCTTGCCCGAGGCGTTAGCAATGTCGATAGCGATACCAAGGTTGTGGTTGCTGGTACCTGGGACAGCCAGTGGTGCGTTGCCCTTGCGTAGATACCAAGCCTTGCCTTTGTAAATCTTTGGCTTCTGCTTCAGCAGATTCTTCTTGGGCTTGTCGGTGTAACGCTGAAAGAACCCGTACTCCTGCATCTCCAACGAACGGTAGGTGTCAGCCCACGACGTCGGAGCAAGGTCAATGCCATCCTTGTTAGCGGCTTCGTCCATTGCCTCGTACGCATCAGCACAGCAGTGATGCAACTTGCCTCGGTTCTCGATAACGCGAAGCAAGTCAGGCGATAGTTCTCCAGCCTTCACACCTTTGAGGTGCGAGCAGAGCGTGACCTTGACGATGGGGTACGGCTTGGCCATTACTTAGCCTTGCCGAAAGCCTCAGCAATCTCATCCTTGGTGAGCACGCCATCGCTCGACCAGGCGCGAAGCAGTGCCTCGGTGACCTTGGCGGCGGCGACGATACCTGCGATAGCGGCGGCCTTCCACAACTCGACGTCGAGCACCGCACCACCCGCAACAGCGGCGAGAGCGGACGAACCGAACACGGCGATGATGCGAAGTACGAGTGTCTTGAGGGTTGCCATTGCTAGTCCTTTTGGGTCAGGGTGAGTACAGAATGTAGCACCAATGTTACACCAGTAAGCCACAATGCCTGTCGTAAGGTAGGACCAGTCAGGGTAATTAGGACAAGCCCAGTACCTGCGTACGTCCAGGAGTTGTCTGCTAGGAAGTTGAGGAACTTTCTCATTGGCGTCGTCTCATTGTAGATGGTGCTGGCATCATGATGATGAAGACCGCGGTAGCCGCAACAACGGTGCGGCGTTGGGCGACGGTGATGGTGGAACCAAGCGGAACGTAGGTGTCGTACTCGCCCGAGAAGATGTCGACCTGGGCTTCGAACGCCTCTTTCACCTCGTCAGGGGCGTTTGCTGGGGGCTCCTCCGCGAGTGGTGTGTCAGGTACTAAGACAGGGGAGTCGTCCTGTGGAGGGCTCGGGAGAGTGGTATCAGGGGCGGCTGTGGTGGTGGTCTGGGCTACGGTCGTGGTGGTCTCGGGAACCGTGGTTGCTGGGACTGTGGTGGTTGGCGCTGGTAGCGTGGTCGGCACTGTCGTTTCAGGAAGGCTGGTTTCAGGTGAAGTTGTTTCTACCGTTGGTTGCGTATCTGGCGGCGGTGGCGGCATGGTCGTGGGAACGGTCGAGGAAGTCGTCGAAGAAGTAGAGGTCGTAGATGTTGAACTTGTTTGCTCTGGCGTGCTTGTTGTCGGCACTGTTTCTGTTGATGTGGTTGTTGGGGCAGGCGATGAGCCGACCCACGCAAGAGAATCAAACAGGTACAAGTCGTAGTCAGCGGGAACAGAGAACGAACTAATCGTTCGTCCTTCGGGTGCTAGCACCTGCACTGTAGCGACACAGCATGACCCGTCAATCGGGAATGTTCCAGTGGTTCCGTCGTCGTAGTTGACAGTGCCGTTGACTGTCCCGTTCTTGGCTCCTGCTACGAACTGGAATCCTTGTACTTCCACATCCGATGGAAATAGAAAAGTTGTCGGAGAACTCGTATTGAACAGACAGATAGATGGTCCGCTGGTGCCGTAAGCATTTCCGTAGTTACTACAGTAGAACGCTCCTTGTCCCAGGGATACGGACACAAGTTCGGCTGTTCCATTGTCAAATGATTCTAGATACTGGTCGGCCTGCGCGGGGGCACTGAACGCAAGAACTGCGGCAGGGGCGAAAACCAGTAGCCGACTAAATCGCGAAAACCGTGAGGTGCCTATTGGAGAACCTAGCGGTACTGCTCGACGTCTTGTACTTCATGGTGAACGTGTTGCTTCCTGCCGTAAGACCCGTGAGTTTGAACGTGGTCGACAGGCTGACGTTGCCCGAGGAAGACGTGAAGTCGTCGCCGTTGAGGAACAACGAATAGTTGTCAGAGGCGGCAACAGTTGATGCTCCAGACACAGCGACGCCAGCGTAGATAACAGCACCTGAGTCAACACCCTGACCCAGAACCGCGCTGATAGTCACCAGGGCTTCGGTCCCAGTAGTCAGCGTGACTGATGGGCCAGCAGTTGAAAGGTCGGTGTAAGAGGTGGAGGTCGTGTCCTGCTGGGTGAGGACGGTCGCTGATGCAACAGCGGTGATGGCTGACGGTGTCGGTGTTGCCCACTTGACGCCTGCGGCTTGAGCCGAGTCAGCGGTTAGCACCTGACCGTTCGAGCCGACAGCCACACGCGCAACCGTGTCAGCGGCAGTAGCGGCAATGATGTCGCCCTTCGCATCCACGATGGTTGGCTGGATGGCGGCAGAAGCATCCAACTTCGCGGCGGTTACCGCACCGTTAGCAATCTTCGCGGTCGTCACGTTGCTATCAAGAATCTTCGCAGTGGTCACAGCATCAGTGGCGATACCAGCGGCAGGAATCTGACCCCACTTCACACCGTTCGTCGAAGCAGAATCAGCGAGGAGTGGGTAGTCGTTAGTGCCGACGGCAAGGCGGTTCAATGCCGAACCGTCGGTCACCAACAAGTCGCCCTTGGTCGTCAACGTGGACGCAACCTTGTTCGCCTGGTCTGCATCCACCGCAGTGAACACTGGGTAGCAGGTAGCGCCAGCAGTATGCGATGCCGCGACGGTTCCATCTACGCCACGGGTAACGCTTGACAGCGAACCAGTGGTGCGGGCAGATACGAGCACCTTCTCTTCGGTTGATAGACCTGGGTCGATGACCATGTAGAACGCACCGTTGGCAGTGTTCGGCCAGTTCGTTGTCGTGCCCGTGATGGACATGGAGGTGTCGCCAGACGAGATGTTGTTCGTCAGGGTGCAGGCAGGTGCCGCCCCAGCGTAAGACCTTCTCGTTGCGTAAGCCATCTGCTCTCCTAGTCCTGGACCGACCTCATTGTAACAATACAAGTGCCCTCAAGGT